TGTGTCTTTCATTTTAGTTTCCCCCTTTAAATGAACAAAAATCGGTCTTGAAACCGATTTCGTATAATAACTATATATGAATATACAAAAAATTAATTGGTATATAAATATATATACCTATTTTTTAACATCTAACTATTTATTGTTAGGTAAAAACTATGGCAAAAGACTACGAAATATTCGAGGGAAAAACCTTATCAGATGTGTTCAAGGACATATACGATAATTCCAAAACCAATAAAACACAATTAGAAGTATTGATGAAAGAGGTTGTGGGATTTATCAAAGATGGAGATACGGCCGTTCAGATTATTCCTATGTTAAAAGAATATTTAGAAATCAATGTCAAGAACGATGAACAACTCGTTAAGTTGGCGACAATCGTTCAGAGAATTACAGCAGCAGAAAAAAGAGTATCGGATAGTGGAGATGAGTTTGGTTTGACTGAAAATGAAAAACAACAACTTATGGATGCAATTGAAAACGATGTTCAAGAGTTACAAATCAAAAAAGACGAAATAGAAAGTTCTATCAGTAAGGAAAATTAAATGGCAAGAACCGAAACAGATTTCGGTGGTGGTATAGATAAAGTATTTGATAACGATTTTATCACAAGAAAAGAGTTAGAAGATATTTTAAAACAAAGAGCCACCACAGATAGATTTTATGAATTAGAACCACTTGAAGTATTAGACATTTTTAGAGAGGGTAGTAAAGTATCACAACCAGGTGCAGTTATTGGTAGATATGTTTATTCAGAACAAGGGGATAGTGTTGATGAGTGTTTAGAATATCTTCCATTAGATTCTAATATTCAACAACAAGCGATAGTTGGCGAAGTATATTTTGGTTTATCTTTTAAAGGACAAAGATATTACTTTGGTAGGATAGCTAAAAATACAGAAGAAGTAAATTCACAAGATTTTAACATAAGTGGACTAAATGATAATACAAGTATTGTCGGTGAGAATACCAAGGTTTTGAATTCTGACAATGTTGGAAAAAGTGCATTTAAACAAGGCGATACTTTTGTTAATGACAATCCAAGTAGATTATTATTTTCTGAAGGTGATACTATGATTGAGGGTAGATTTAAAAACTCAATCAGATTAGGTAATGATGATAAACTAAATAGTGGAAACATAAAAATTGTAGCAGGTTGTCAAACTGGTATTGAAGACTTAACATTAGATAAAAGCTCATTGTATCTGACAACTGATGAAGATGTAGCCGGTTTTACTAAACCACAATTATATTTAAATTCAGAAAGAATCACATTGAATTCCACAAGTGATGATATTATTGTGAGTGGTTCTAATGATGTAAATATTTTTGGTGAAAATAATATAAGTATTACAAATAATTCAGGTGATGGAGACATTAGAATTGGTAATGCAAAAGCTCAAGATTTAACAATAGTTTCTCAAAGACAGCGTATTATTTCTTTAAGAAGCACACAAATTAATTCATCAAACGGAAAAATAGAAATTGGTGGTGGCCGAGACTTACCACCCGCAGTTTTAGGAAATGAAGATTTTATAAAAGTAGTTGATATAATTTTAAATCAACAAATACAAAACAACCTAATTGAGATAGGTGAACAAGTAGCCAGTCCGGCACCTAATGCAACATTGATTGCACAATTAACAGAGGAAAATGTGGACCTAAACAGAATTAAAAACGATAGAACATACTTAAGTAAAAAAGCAAGTATTGAATAGGAGTTAAAATGAACAAAAACAAATTAAGAAATATTATTGAATTAGTTGTTCGTAAAGAAGTAAAAAAACAACTGAGTGAGATATTTATTAATGAAGAAAAAGAAATCAAATTAGCAGAAACGATTTCACAACCTAAACCTAAAAAGGTTATCAATAAACCTAAAAAACAATATTCAAAAAACACAGCGTTAAATGAAGTATTGAACAACACTAAACCATTAGGAGCGCCAATGGAAGATGAGTATCCGACATTAGGCGGTGGTGTATTAGGAAGTGATAATATGGCCGATGTCTTAGGATACGGAGATTTAGGTAGAGGACAGAATAAAGAAAGAGCGAGAGAAATGGCAGCAGTTGATTCAATCAAGAAAGCAGGTGTTTCAGTAGACGCAGTTCCTGAAGATGTACAGAACGCACTAACTCGTGATTACTCTGGTTTGATGAAAGCGATAAATAAAAAGAAAAAAGGCGAAGGTGGGTTTAGACCATAATGGCGAGAAGTGTAAGAGAAATAGATAGAAATGATGACAAGTATGTCGGAATAAGATTTCCATTGGACCATAGTCCTGAGGGATTTTTTTACAAGACAAAAACCGTCTTAGAACAATCAAAAGCAAATCTTAGAAACTTGTTGTTAACTACACCTGGTGAAAGAATATTTCAGCCAGAATTTGGTAGTCAATTAAAGTCTATCGTATTTGAACAGGGAGCTAATATACCAGATAGAATAGAAGAAGCAGTTCGTTCAGCTACCGATAACTTTTTATCATATATCAATATAATTAATGTATTCACTATACAAGAACAAAATCAAGTCAATGTACAGATAGAATTTTCAGTTCCTTTAAATCCTGATGCAATTGAAGTATTAAATTTTGACTTTAGAATTGGAGATTAGAAATGCCAGATTACGGAACAAATAAAAAAGTAGTTAAAAAAGAACTCAACTATATCGGTAGAGATTTTACCGACATTAGAGAAAATTTAATTGAGTTTGCGAAATCATATTTCCCAACACAATACAATGATTTCAATGAAGCATCACCAGGTATGATGTTTGTTGAAATGGCTGCTTATGTTGGAGATGTATTGAATTACTATGTTGATAATCAATTTAGAGAAACATTAATTCAATTCGCAGAGGAAAGAAAAAATGTATTGGCGATTGCACAATCATATGGATATAAACCAAGATTAGCGACACCTTCAACGGTTGAACTAACTTTTACCGTAGATGTTCCTTCCAAATTAGAAAATGGTCAATATAAAGCAGATTTAGATTACGCAGGTAAACTTGCGGCAAACTCTACATTTACAGCTAATAATGGAACTGAGTTTACATTGTTAGATGATGTTGATTTCAAAGTATCGAGTTCATTAGATACTATGGAGATAGAAGTATTACCGCCTACATCAGGAACAAATCCAACTAACTTCAGATTAAAAAAACGAGGTTTAGCACAATCAGGTGAACGAGAAGAAGAAGAGTTTACTTTTGGTGGTGCAAAAGAATTTGATAAGATTGTTTTATCAAAAGATAAAGTAACATCTATCATTTCGGTTGTTGATAGTAATAACAACAAATACTATGAAGTTCCTTTCTTAGCACAAGATACAATTTTTGAAGATGAGGAAAACACAACACTCAATGACCCTGAACTATCAGAATTTAAAAACGACACACCTTATTTATTAAAACTTATAAAGACTGCTCGAAGGTTTGTAACGAAAGTTCGTGAAGATGATAAAATGGAATTACGATTTGGTAGTGGTGTTAGCGACAATGCAGATGAGGATATAATTCCAAATCCAGATAATGTTGGTTCAAGATTAGGTTTTGGTATTTCAAAATTAGATGATAGTTTTGACCCAAGTAATTTCTTGAAAACTAAAACATTTGGATTAGCTCCAAGTAATACAACACTTACCGTAACTTATAATTATGGTGGTGCGGTAGAACACAATGTTAGTTCTAATTCAATAAATGCATTTAGTAGAAAACTATACACTAATAGTACAACAGGTTTAGATAGTGGTTTACAAGATACATCAACTGCGAGTTTGACGGTAACTAATGAAAACCCTTCATCAGGTGGAGCTTCAACAGAAACAATTACAGAAATAAAACAAAATGCATCTGCTTACTTTAATGCACAAAATCGTGCGGTAACAAAGGCAGACTACATAACAAGAGTTTACTCTTTACCGCAAAAGTATGGTAATGTAGCAAAAGCATATATAGTTCAAGATGAACAATTAGAATCAAATGGACAATTACAAGTTATCAATGGTGAAGTAATTGATACACGAAGAGACCAACCAAATACCGTTCAGAATCCATTAGCATTGAATATGTATTTATTAGGATATGACTCAAATAAAAATTTAGTTAGAATGAACAGAGCGGTTAAACAAAATATCAAATTATATCTTTCACAATATAGATTGTTAACAGACGCTATAAATTTAAAAGATGGATATGTTGTAAACTTTGGTGTTAAGTTTAACATTGTGGTAAAACGAGGATTTAATAAAAACGATGTATTGTTTAAAGCGATACAAAAAGTAAAAGAGTTTTTCCAAACAGAAAAATGGCAAATAGGACAACCAATAGTATTGAGTGATTTAGCATATCAGATTTCATTAGTTGACGGCGTGGTATCTTTAGTTCCACCAGAAACAAATAATCCTAATAAAGAATTAATACTTATCGAAAATAAAAACTCAACAGTCCACGGAGATACTTATAGTGATAATATTTATGATATGTTATCAGCTACTAAGGACGGAATAGTTTACACATCAGTAGACCCAAGTATATTTGAATTGAAATTCCCTAATAGTGATATTGAGGGTAGAGTAGTGGGAGATAAATAATGCATTATTTTGAATTTGGAAAAAGAGATACAACACTTTATTCAGGTGGAACAACCGCATCAAGAAATACAGGTTTAGATGAAATATTAGAAATTAATAAAGTTGTAAACAATAATGGTACGGTAGGAAATGTATCAAGAATATTAATTGACTTTGATTTATCCTACATATCAAAATCTATACAAGACGGAAAAATACCTTCCACGGCAAAATATTATTTAAACTTATATGACGCCACATCAGAAGAAGTTGAAGCGGAACAACCACTACATATTTATATGGTTAGTGGTAGTTGGAAACAAGGAACAGGTAAACTTGACCACGACCCCGTAACATCAGACGGAGCGACTTATCAATATCGTGACCACGAGGCGAAAACACCTTGGGTAACAGGTTCAGTATTGACAGACGGAGGTGCTTGGTTTACCGCAAGTGTTGACGGACAATATGAAGTTTCTACATCATACGACTTAACATTTGATAAAAGAGATGTTAGAGCAGATGTAACTGACTTGGTTAATAATCACATTTATTCAAGTTCAGTATACCCGAACAACGGTTTTATTGTCAAAAGAGAAGATAGTGGTTCTCACGGAGCGCATCCAAGTTCTTCTATGTTTGACTTTGACGCTGGACAAGAGGGTGATAGTTCAAGGTTAGGAAATCTAAAATACTTTTCTCGTGATACACATACAATCTATCCACCTAAATTAGAAGTAGTTTGGGACGATAGTTCTTATTCAACAGGAAGTTTATCGCCTTTATCAACAACAGATTTAGAAAGATTAAAAATATACTTCCAAAATTTAAGAGAGGAATACAAAGAAGATTCAATTGTGAAGTTTAGAATAGTCGGTAGAGAGTTGTATCCAACAACTACTTTTGCAACAACACCGGCCGAATTGACAATTAAGTATCTACCAAGTGCATCGGCTTTTTATGAAGTTCGTGATGCGGATACCGAAGAAGTAATTATACCTTATGGTAGTGGTTCAAGAATTAGTTGTGATTCAACAGGTAATTTTTTCAGAGTTCAAATGAACGGACTACAAGCAGAGAGAAATTACAGATTTGCAATCAAGGTTGTTAGTGGTAGTGGAACAACAGATGAACAAATAAATTTCTATGATGATAACTATGATTTTAGAGTAGTGAGATAATGCCTTATTTACCGTCAGACGCAGAAAAAAAATCTGAATTGTATAATAAGATTATCAATGCCGATAAATTTGAATTATCAAGTAAGATAGAAAATTTAAAAAATCAACAGAACATATCTGGTTCGATTGACGCTAACACACCACTTAGAGATGATAACGGTATCTTAGTTTCGTTTGAGTCGGAAGAAGCAGGTGTAGCATTAGAAGAATCATTTCAAGATATTCGTTTACAAAATGCACAAAGATTTTACACAAAAAAGGTTGAAAACGAATTTACTTTTTTTATACCAAAATCTCAAACTGAGGAAACAACTGATGTTGAAGTAAATGAAACTGAAGAAGTAGAAGATGAAGTAATTGATGCTAAAATGATATTGAGGGGTTATTTAATTCAATTTATTGATGAATACTATTCAGAAGAATTTGATTTAGTTAACATATCAACTAAATTATTACACGCAAGGTTAATACAATTTTTCGTTGAAAATAGAAAGAAAGGAAAAAATGCGAAAGGTTGGGAAGTATTTAGAAAAAATTCAAAAAGAAAGGCAGCAGGTATAAGTTTAAAAAGACTTAAAAAAGCTAGAAAAGATTTAAAAAACTTTACATATGATGAAGTGATTGAGAATCATATATACAGAACACCAAAGGGTCAAGAGATATGGTTGAAGTTAGGATTACCATATGTTGAAGACCAATCACCAGGCAAAGACTCATAATGGCAGAATACGGATTTACACAAAAAGAAATACAAAATTACGAATCTCTAAAACAAGTTTATAGTAGTTGGGGTAGAGATGTAGAAAACGACTATCTAAAATTATGCGTTTATGATTTAGAGGGTAATTTATTACAAGAAAAAATATTAGGTTTAGATAGTGTTAGTCTTGAAAATGATGGAGATTTTATTGATTTAAAAATAGGACAACACCTTAGAGATTGTGGATATACAGAAGGTGAATATGATGTTGAATATAGATTTCTAAGAAGACTCGCCGGTAGAGAACAAATAGTTTATGTCGATGATACAGGTAAAGTTTACAATCGTAAAATAGAAACAAAAGAAATAAACGGACAAACAAGGTTCTTTACTTATATAGGCGAGGACAAAGATACAACAACAAGGAAAGAAGTCTTTCCAAGAGAACTAAAATACATTGGTTCTGAAATATCACCTGACAGAACTGAGATGATTTTAGAGTTGGATTCACAAGTTAAAAATTCTGAATATAAAGTTAATTTAAATGAAATGGGAGAATTGATTGAGTATCAACCACAAGGAACAATCAAGTTTGACTCGAAAGAACCATACATTTTAGAGTTTGAAATAAATCCTAACGAAAGAGGGTTTACACAAAATATGGTGGGTGGAGAATTAATCATACCAGATTTATATAAAGTTACAGGATTCGAAGATACTGATAATTCTGATTTGCCAGATGATGTCGGTACTAACTTTGATTTTGTAGACGCTTATGAATTAGACAACGAAGTTCCTACATACACTAATGAAGAATTAATCGAGATACTAAATGATGAGGATTCAACAGAAGAAGAAAAATTTTATGCGGACCAAGCATTACAAGATAGGGCGTACGATAGAAGATAATGGCAAAGACATTTACAGATATAGAAATCGATGAAGTTTTTCTAAACGAGGATATTAATCTACCAGGTCAGGCGAGAGAAAATATTCGATTTAGATTAACTGGTCAAGGTTCACCAACTTCTGATAGTGGAAAACCAATTAGTCCAACTGAAACTATCATAACGCCAACCGCTGCTAATACTAAATTATCTAATAGAGATTATGTGGCAAAGATTGAAGAAGTAATTGATAGTAATCGTGTTCGTGTTTCTCTATCTTATAACGACGGAGTAAATCTTGTAAAACACAAAGGCGATGACCAAGTATCTAATAGATTTAAAAATTTTAGAGTTAATTATATTAAAAATAATGTTGATAGATATAAGACCTTTGTTAAAATAGGTAATGATTATTACCTTGTAATTAATTCAAAAATAAATGAAGAAGGAACTCAAAGAGTTGTAAAATTAAAACAACCACTTCAACCAAATGTTGAAACAGGTGATAAATTTGTTTTTGTTGAAAAAAGATTAGAAACTTATCGTGATAGAATAAGGTTAGAACCTTTTGTAAAAACAGAAGACGACGGATTATTTTTAAGATTACCAAACTTTAACTCAGTAGATAATCCAATAAACTTTCAAGGAACACAATATCAATCTCATACAAATTTGTTAAGTTCTAATGATGAGGACTCACGAGACATTGAAAGACTTTTAACATCAGGCAGTTTATTAGATGTTCAACCAAACATTGATTATCAAAAAACAACAACAGACTTAAATCTACAATCAGATGACGCAGGGTTTGGAAACTTCGTTCACTTCTCAACTGCGGAAACAAGACTTCGTAATTTTAAAAAGAAATTAGAATTAATTGAAACTTATACAGCTCAGAGTTCATCTTTAATTAATGTCACGAGTTCACTAAATACTATTGAAGAGTTAGAGAGAAAAAGACAAAGAGTTAAAAATTCTTTTGACCCGTTTGAACATTATATGTATTTTGAAAGTTCTTCTTTTGTAAGTTCATCAGCAGGATTATTTCACGATACATCTTGGCCTAAAACTAATTCTACAAAACCTTATACATTACAATCAATATCAGCAGCATCAGAATGGTTTAACACAAGAATAACAAGTGCTTCTCAATATGACCAAGGTAATATGAACTCATTAAGAAATTCACTACCAGAACATATTTACGCTGATACTCAAAATAATGTTTTCTTAGAATTTATGGATATGGTTGGACAACAATTTGATGAGGTTTGGACATATACAAAATCTATTACAGATTTAAATGTTCGTGTCAATAAATTATCAGAGGGTATTTCAAAAGATGTTGCGGTTCATTATGCAAACGCTCTTGGTATGGATTTATACAATGGTAATGACATTATGATTTTACCGACATACCTATTGGGTAAAAGTGCCGACGGAAGTGATTTATTTGAAACACCACAAGAGGAAATCACAGAAAAGATTTGGAAAAGAATATTAGCAAACTTACCTTTCTTTATTAAATCAAAAGGAACAGAAAGAGCGTTAAAAGGATTACTGAATTGTTATGGTATTCCAAGTTCAATGTTAAGAGTTAGAGAGTATGGTGGGCCTGATAAAGGAACAAGAGTAAGTTATGAAATAAAAAGAAAGTTTACAAGAGCGACAGATTTTAGAGCGGCACAATATATTCAATCTAATTGGAAAGCAGCAGCCGACGGATTAATTCCAGACACGATAGAATTTAGATTTAGAAGTCCTAAATCACAAGACCAAGTATTATTACAGAAAAATGGAGATTTTGCTATCTCATTACAAGACAATGGGGAAACTGATAACTACGGACATTTAAGATTTACAATTAGTGGTTCAGACGGAAGTGTAAACTTTATAACTTCATCACAACAAGAATTTTTTAATGATGAAATGTGGTCAGTAATGTTGACAAGAAAGTCAGCGAGTAATGATTTAGAGTTTGATAGTGATAGTATACACGCAAGTTCATCTATTGAATTGACAACTAAATACTATGAGCCAACAAGACAAAAGATTTTATATCAAGATAGTCAAAGTATGGAAATAACCGCATCTGCAATTAATGCGGCATTTACTTCGAGTGGACATATATTCTTAGGTGGTAGTGGAAGTTCTTTTGGAACACAATTCACAGGTTCATTAATGGAGTATCGACTATATTCAGAACCATTAAGTTCAAGTATATTTGACAATCACGTTAGAACACCAAAAGCATATAACGGAAATCATTACGAATCATCTTATGATAAATTATTAGTTCGTTATCAACTTGATGAAAATAAAAACTTGTCATCATCAGCGACAGCTTCAAATACTGCACACGATTTAACCTACGAGGAACATAGTGTTGATGTGGTTGGATTTACAGGAAACCATACAAGAACAATAGTGGACCAAGAAAAGTTAAGAGTGCCAGACATTGGACCTTCTCGTAGAAATGCGACTAAGATTAGAATAGAAGATACTACTATTCAAAAGTCAGATGACGGTAAAGATATTCTATACATTGACAAAAGAAAAGAATTGTCCAATGATGACTTCGCACCAAAAGACGACCACAAGTTAGGAATTTATTTTTCACCAACAGATGTTGTAAATGAAGACATAATGTATAGTATTGCAGATTTTAATTTTGATGATTTTATCGGAGACCCAAGAGATGAGTTCAAGCCCGTATATAAAGATTTAAGAGATAAAAGAAATGAGTATTTCAAAAGATATCATATGTCTAATAACTTCTTTGATTATCTAAGAATACTAAAATTTTATGACTCAAGTATCTTTGATACATTAGAACAATTAATTCCGGCGAGAGCAAAATCAACAACAGGTGTATTGATTGAACCTAATATATTAGAACGCTCAAAACAAGTTATAGGACTACAACCTGAATTTGATAATCGTTATTTTGAAAACGCTGGAGATTTTGATGATGGAATATTGGTAACAAGGTTCATATCAGGTTCAGACAATAATTACTTTATACCAAATGGTGAGTATACGACTTATAACGGAAATATTAATTTAGCTTTCTTTGATACAGGTTCATCATTAGGATTTTTAAACAATCGTTCATTAATGGTATTAAACGATATTGATAAACGAAGTGAATATGGAACACTATATGCGACAGCGAGTATCAGTTCTGGTTCACACAACAATATATTTACAGAAGTATTACAACCAAACATTAGTAGTTCAAGGTTGTCAGAAAAAGGACAAATAGAGGAGTTTTTCTATTCAAGTTCATTTAGTGCTTCGATAGGACCAACATTGGCTTATAGTTCATCTTTCACAGAATCAGATGTAGAGAGTATGGCTTTATCAACAGGACTATTTAGGGCATTTGTACAAGGTATAAAAATTACAAACGATAATTCAATTGACGGAGAAGATGCGGTTATCATTAATGAAGTCGCACCTACCGTATTAAAGACACAAGATTCGGATACAAGTAAATTACGAACAGAATAAAACAATGGAAAATTTAACTTTCTTATATTTATTATTGAAAAAGAATAGTTATATCATTTCCACAGGAGTAAAATAAAATGGGATTTTTAGATAATACAAGTATAACAGTAGACGCAATTTTGACAAAAAAAGGTCGTGAACTTTTGTCAAGAGGGCAGAATGAATTTAGAATTACAAAATTTGCATTAGCAGATGATGAGATTGATTACAATCTTTACGATACATCACACCCTAATGGGTCAAATTTCTATGCGGCGGTAATTGAAAATATGCCACTATTAGAAGCGTTCGTAGATGAAAATCAATTAATGAGATATAAACTATCAACACTTCCAAAGGAAACAAACAAACTTCCTATATTGGAATTACCAAGTCCTTCATTGAGTTTCAATGGTGCAGGAATAGTTCAGACAATATCACCAAACACTCGTAATGGTGCAGACACAGATTACACATTTACATTGTTCAATGGAGATGTAGCTAACTTAACTTTAAGTGGAACGACTTCAAGTCCAACAATACCACAAGCACCACCACAAGAAGCGATTTCAAAAGAAGGCGATATAATAGAATTTGGTAGTGGTGTAACTACACCAGTATTTACTAATGAAGATGAACGAAAACGCTCGATATCAGTTGTTGGTAAAAGTGTTAGAGTTATTTCAAGGTCCTTAACGGCAGATACAAACACAAACTTATCAGTAACGGGTAATCAAACAGGTGCACAATTCACTTTACCGATTACCGTAAAAGCTGACCCATCAAGAATATAGGAGTAAGTAATGGCATTTAAAAGATTCAATCCAGCAGACGACATAGTTGAAAATCAGAAGACTACAATATCAAGTGGTTTATGGAGTGGTGGAAGTGCAACTCTTACTTCGTTTTTTACTCAATCAGCTAATGGAAATATAACAGGTTCATTTTTAGAACTTTACAACGAGGACCCAAATCTATCAAGTTCAGCAGAATCACAATTCTCAATTGGATATGCACACATTGACGGAAGTGGTTCAGCAGGTAATACAACTAAACTAACAACAGGTGGTAGACAAACAGCCGCACTTTATAGTCAGTTTAGAAATGTATTGTTAGCACCAAACACAACACACTTTGAATTTACAAACTCACCAACAGCTTCAGGTGATAAAGATTTTTACTTTGTATCTTTCCAAAGAGCAAGACAAAGAGAAAAGATTGACCCAGGTAATTGGGAGTTGAAGTTAGGTCAAGTTAGTAGCGCTGGTAGAACAACCGCACTAACATTGATTGACGATAGTGGAGCGACTACAAATCCAACTGTCAATCAAGGTGGTAGAGTATTCAATGTTGTTGAAGGTTCAATATCAAGTGGTATTACAACAGCAGCAGCCAGTGAGAAAAATGGTTCTTATGGATTATTTTATCCAGACTTAGGGTTGATTTTGTTAAATGCTACAAAAGCAGAAACGAGTGGTGGATTAGGAGTTCAAGCGAGAAGTTCTGATACATTTGATAATAGACCAAAAGCATTCTTTAACGCTCTTGTTTCTGGTTCAAGTTTCCAAGCAAGAAGAGAAGAAGAAATTAGTTCAACTAACTTCTTTGTTAGAGCAAACAACAAAGACTTTAACTTTAGTTCTAACCCAACTTTCTCAACAGGTTCAGACGGAAGTTTAACACAAGCTTCTTTCTTTAAAGACCCTAAAACTTTTATTACACAAGTGGGACTTTATAATGATGAGAACGAATTGTTGGCTATCGCTAAGTTATCAAAACCGGTATTAAAATCATATTCAAGGGAAGCTATTATAAAAGTGAAACTTGATTTTTAGGACTACCAATGTTCAAAAATCTCGACCTAAATAACGACGCTACAATAAAGTCTTTTAAGTCTTTCAAAAACTTTACATTTACAAATAATGATAGTGGTAGCGGTGTATTCGCAATCAAAGCCAGAACAGGTTCATTGTATAATTATGTAAGTTCATCTGATGAAATCATAACCATAACTAACGATTCTACATCTACAAACTTTTTTGCATTTCCAACTTATGTAATGTTGAATAATCTATACTACTCTAAACACGGACGAGAGTATGTAAGGTCAGGTTCTATGAATAGAAATTTACATAGTTCCGCATCAGTTATAAGTGTGGCGAGAGATTTATTTGGAGAAAAAATAAAACCAAATAGTATTGAATTGACTGCAAATGTGGGTGGTGAAACATTTACAATCAAAGATGACGGAGAGGGTAATTTATACGACAATGCATTCTCATCAAGCTTTGTAACTTATAAGGCAAACTTATTCCAGAGTGGTAGTTCAACCACTACGGCAACTCGTGGAAGTGGTTCAGAAGTAGGTAATATTTTTTATGAACAAGGACTATTAGTATTCACAGATACAGGTTCTTATAAAGATGTTGGGTTTGGAACATCTTATACTTTAAAGTATCAATCAACACAAACACACTACGAATATGAATATCGTGTGTCAGCAAAACCTTTTGAGTTCAATACTTCAACAAATATCAGTTTAACACCTGATAGAAGTGGTAGCCAAACAATTTCTCAAGGTGTGGTTTCAATGTCAAACTTCTTCCCACCAAGTCATTTACCGACTGGTCAAGGAACAGGTAGTTATGCCACATTTTATAACGCAGCCACCGAATCATTAGGGATAGTAACGGGTTCAGAATTCCAACCATTCGTAACAGATATAGGTTTGTATAGTGAGAATAATGAACTATTAGCTCACGGAAAACTCGCAAAACCAGTCAAATTATCTAAGGATATCGAAACCACGTTCGTAGTTCGTTTCGATGTATAATATTTCTTAATCTTATATTTATTATTGAATAAAACTCAACGGAGAAAACAATGTTTCATTTTATGAAAAAAATGGTTATGTCAGCAGTTATGTTTGGAATGGTCTTTGGACAAACCCCAATCATAAGAGTTAAACAAATAGGCGAATGGAAAACACCAGAATATTGGTGGAAAA